GAAAATTGGTTCGCCTGGGGGTTCACGGCCCCTGAGTACGACCCCGACCGGTTCCAGGGGTTTCACGAGGTCTACGTCCTGGTGATCGTCGACGAGGCTGCCGGTGTCTCGCAGGAGATCTACGAGGCGATCGACTCCATCCTCACGAGCGAGCACGCTCGCCTGCTCCTGATCGGGAACCCGACGAACCCCATCGGCCGGTTCGCGGACGACTTCAAGACCGCTGGCGTCGCGAAACATGCGATCTCCTGTACATCCACGCCGAACTTCACCGCGTTCGGCATTACCCGAGATGACCTGATCAACGACACCTGGGAGACAAAAATCACCGGCCCGCTTCCTGCCCCATATCTCATCACACCGTATTGGGCAGCGAAGATGATCCGGCGGTGGGGTGCGGATTCACAGTTTGTCCAGGCTCGCGTGTGGGGGGAGTTCCCGGCAGCCGGCACCGATGCCCTGATCCCACTACACTGGATTGACGCGGCTGTCGAGCGAACCCTGGAGCCCGTCGGTCCGGACGAACTCGGGGTCGACGTGGCCCGGTTCGGCACCGACGAGACCGTCCTTGTGCACCGCTGCGGCCCTGTCGCCCGGGTCCACGCGGCGTTCTCCCAGAAGGACACGATGGCAACTGCCGGGGCGGTCCGGGCAGCGCTCAGGGCGACACGGGCAACCTCTGCCAAGATCGACGCGGTCGGTATTGGCGCCGGCGTCTACGACCGACTCAACGAGTTGGGCGAACCTGTGCAGGAGATGCAGAGTGGTGCCGCAGCCCAGGATTCGGAACGGTTCGCGAACGCCCGGGCGGAGTGGTGGTGGGGCCTCCGGGAACGGTTCGAGAGCGGGGATATTGATATCGAGGACGACGAGGACCTGGTCGCCCAGCTCGCGGGCATCAAGTATAAGATGACCAGCCGGGGTCAGATTCTCATTGAATCGAAAGAGGACATGAAGAGACGTGGTTTATCAAGCCCGGATCGAGGCGATGCGCTCATGCTCGCATTCGCAGCGGTCCCTGACGAGCCGCGGCCGGCGTTCTTCACAGTATCGAGGCGATAATGACAGCAAGTTTGAAACAACGATTCATATGGGGTCTTGCAGACCTACTCGGGGTCGACTGCCATATACCGGTCCCAACAGACCCGATCGATCACCTGGTCACCCTTCCAGACGACCAGAACACGGTTTACGCCTGGGTATTCAAGGAGTATGCGACCGATGCTGATATGCGCGACCTTGCGGAGGCGTTCTCCCATGTCGGGATGAAAAGGGGGTTGCGGGCGGTGCACCTGTTCGTCCGGGACATCCGTGAGATCAGGGAGATCCCGGTCGGTGAACTCCGGCGTATCGTTCTCCCGATCCTCGAGCAGGAGGACGTGTGCCGGTCTTGATGCCGAAGCGGCCCGGGATTGTCGGATTCAACGGTGCACCGCGCGGTCGCCCGACGGGGCAGGACCTGCGGTCACTCTGGTACACCCGCGCCTCGGGTGTCCCGCGATACGAGGATCTGCTCACCCCGCGCCTGATGGAGATGACCCACACGATCTCTATCCCGCTTGACACAGTGCTTCAACAGATTGTCACCACCCCGTGGACGATCGCCGCGACAGTCGACACCCCGACCTCTCGCCACGAATCCGCGGCAGACGCAGCTGTAGACCTCCTGGACGGGAACCTGTCGCAGAACTCGACGACGTTCGACGACCTCTGTAAAATGTGGCTGACCGATTGCCTGTCGATCGGTACTGGGGTCCTCGAGCTGGTCCCCGACGACGAGGGGATGCTCCTGGAGATCTATGCCCGCGACGGGGCGACGTTCACGAAAAATCCCGATGAATACGGCCGCCTCCCGCCGCAGGGATCGGACGAGCCCGCCTATTACCAGGTTGGCGCACAAATGGCGGTGGCGGGATACGGTGGCGCGGTCCCGTGGTCTGCAAGCGGCCTCCTGCGGCTCGAGCAGATGCAGGCGCTCGCCTCCGGAGCGCTGGCGTATCGAGGGATCGCGCCGGTCCCATTCTCGCGGGACCAGCTGGTCTGGCTAGAGGAAAACCCGAAATCCTGGCGCCTCTACGCCCAGGGTCGGGTGCAGCGGGTCTCACAACTCGTTGAGATCATCCTGAACCAGGACGCCTCGAACCTCCGTTACTTCCCGGCCAACGAGATCCCGGAGGGGGTCCTGAACCTGGTCGATCTGAACGCGAACGAGATCAGCCGGTTCCGCGAGTACTGGCGCGAGGAGGTCGAGGGCAAACCATACAAGTTGCCGATCGTCGGCGTCAAGAACGCTCAGTGGATCCCGTTCCGGGCAACTCTGCAGGACCTGCAGTTTCTCGAATCGCAGCGCTGGTATCACCATCTCGTCTGGATGACGTTCGGCCTGAACCCGAACGAGGTCGGCGACCTGGCGGACGTGAACCGTTCGACCGCACAGGAACAGGCAGAGACGGTCTGGCGCCGGACCACGGTCCCACTCCTCGAACTGCTAGCAAACGCCATCAACCACCACATCCTCCCCTTCACGGAGGCGTATTGGGACGTTGGCGGCGAACTGAGGTTTCTCTGGGACCCCAATAACCCGATCCTGAAACGGCAGCGCCGGGCGGAGCAGGAGAGCGATCTCCGGCTCGGGCTCAGCACCCCAAACCGGATCCTCGTCGAGCGAGGGGATGACCCGGTGCCCTGGGGCGACATGCCGCTCGTCCTGGTAGACTCCCTCGCCCGGATGCATCCGGAATGGTTCGCGAGCGAGATCTGCGGCATCGAGAACGCCCCAGAACCGCTCTACGGCGGGGGCCTGCTCCTCTCCTCCCCGGACCCGGTGATCAAGGCGTTCGCGGCGATGAAGGCGGCTCCCGACGACGAGCCGGAAGAGTGGCGGAGTCGGATTGAGGCGCTGCACCGTCGGGTGGCGGGGGTGTTCGATGATGCGATCCAGAACCTCCGGCCCGCAATCGAGGCGGTGTTCCCAGCGGAACGGCAGGAGGGCGACGCGAAACCTCTCGTAGACCTCGACGCGGTCCTCGACCAGATCGCGATCGTCGACGACCTCCTCGCCGCCACAGCAGAGCCGCGAGCGGATGCCCTGCAGCACGGGATCGACCTGGAGAGTCACCGGCTGGAGGAGGAGATCGCAGGCCGGATCGGCAAGGGACTCTACCGGGTCACGATCACGAAAGAGTTCGACGTCTCACAGACTTTCGCGTTCCGCCTCCTGCAGCAGCGGGCGGCCCGGAACATGCGCAGTGTTGAGGACTCGATCCGTGACCTCGTCCGGACCTCGCTCACCCGCGTCATCGGTGACGGGGGGAATGTCAGCGACGCGTGGCTCGCCCTGCAGCGGGACGTCCCTGGCATGACTAGTGATCACGCCCGGCTCGTCGCGAGGACCGAGATCATGGGGGCGCAGCGGTATGGGAAACAGGCGCTCGCAGAGGGGGTCGAGCACCTGCTCAAGGGTAAGACCTGGCGGTCGCGCAAGATCCCCGGCCGATCGCGTGCATGGCATAGCGTCATGGACGGGGTGACGGTCGCGGTCCGGGAATCGTGGACGGTGCCGGCCCTTGGCGTCAAGGGACAGCCGAAGGACTACCCGAAGCAGTGCTACGTTGTCGGCGAGGACCAGCCGTTCAACTGCATGTGTGACCAGCGCCTCGCACTCGCCGACAACCTCCCAGACACGGTGCAGGAACTCCGGTCCGTCAAGGGAGTGAACATCGAACCGCTAACCAAACAGGCCGCCGTCCTCCTCGAGCACGGGCGGCCACACGAGACGCTGCAGTCGTTACTGCAGCGGTTGGAGAAAGACATGTCTAAAAACCAGATGGCAGAACGCCTTGGAATTAGCAAGGCCACCCTCTACGAGTGGCTCAGGCAGGAGTGAATAGAATGGCGATAACAGCAGCAGGAGTCATCATCGATGAGCAGATGTTCGGCGGGACTATCGCCGCCGGCCAGATTGTGTATCTGAAATCAGATGGGAAATGGTACCTCGCGCGGGCGAACAGTACTGCGACGAGTGCCGGGGATCTGGCAATCGCTCTGGATTCCGGCGTCGCGGGTACAAGAGGGCGGCTCGTAAAGCTCGGGTATGTCAACAACCCGGTATGGACCTGGACACCCGGAGCAGCGCTCTATCTCTCCACCACAACTGCCGGCGGGCTGACCCAGACCCAGCCATCTGGGGCGGGGAACGTGGTTCGGGAAGTAGCCACGGCGTCGAATGACCCGGGTACGATCTACTTCGACCCATCACCCTCATCCGGCCCTCTCGCGACCGTGGAGGGGCTGACCGCGGAGAAAGGCGATCTGATTGTCGGGCAGGCGGGAGCATGGGCGAAGTTGCCCGCGGGGGATCCGTGGGCGCAGATCCATCCAAACCCAGCCGTTGCCTCCGGCTTAACTTGGCGACCGGCAGTCCCGGATCTGCTCAACCGCGTCGTCTACGAGACCGACGCGGTCGGGAATACTCTGGAGATCCACCAGGTCTACATCCCGATGTTCGTTACCCAGGGGCTCCCTGACGCGAACCTGAACAGCATCCTGTGTGGGGATATCTGGTTCGACAAGTATCTCGCCTGTCAACACGATGCCTCGAACGTCTCTCGCGGGACGGTGAGTGCAAACGACCCCCAGTCGAACGGCGCTGCCAGTAAACCGCACGTGGTGCCGTGGACCGATATCAACC